TTTATTCGTTCCTCTACAGTACCTCTTATAGAAGTATATTTATTTACTTTACTATCTAAAATTTCTATTATTTTTTTATTTATATTATCTCTATATGTTTTATTTGTTTCCCTAACACCATTATCTTCAATTTTTACACCTTCAGGAGATATATAAAATAAATAATCATAATCATTAACTAAACATTCTAATGTATGATTTAAAAAATATGATTCAGTAGCTGTCATTGATTTGGATAAAGCATTAAACGCCATAACATCAATTACTGTTCTATCTGTAATAATATTTTTTTGCATTAATTCACTTGCTCTTTCAGAAGCAAAAACTAATTGACCTTTTAAAGTTGAATCTGTATTTAGAGGTATACCCATTTCCATAAGATATTTTGAACGTTCAGTTCTAAAAGTATAATCTTTAAATTCAGGTAATTCTTTTAAAGCATTTACTAATGTAGTTTTTCCTACACTCATTGTACCACAAAATCCTATTTTCATAACTAATATTTTATTACAATATACAAACTAATTTCTGTGAGTCATACCTTTAGGAGCAGGCTTTTTATACCATGGTAAACCTTCTCTTCCTTTTCTTATTTCATTCCATGTTTCATAATCATATTTTATACCATTTAAATAATATTCTTTTCTTCTTTGTTGTTCATTAACTAATGCTGGTTCTTCAATGCTATGAAGTTTATTCATTCCATTAGCTTCTAAACATAACATAGTAGTAATAGATCCGTCTTCTTCTTTCTTTCGGTATTTTTTATTTTTAATATTCTCATTTAAATTAACTCCTTTCATTTTTGATTATTTTTGGTTATTTACAAATTTCATATAACTTTTATCTTTATCGTTAGTTAATCCTCCTACAGTATAAATTTTATCATCTTCTTTAGACCAAGGTCCTTGTTTATCTACGTGTTCTAAAAAATCATTTATTTCTTTTTGATTTTTTAATATTTGTTCTGCTACTAATGTACCATGAGCTCCTGATACTGAAATACCCCTAGCAGATAATGCATCACCTACAAAGTGTACATTTGGATATTTTGTTAATGAAAGATCTGAATAATTAACTAATGGTTCAGGAGCTAAATATTTGACTTCAGGTACATATATTCCCCAATCATCCTTTAATGTTGGAAATACTTTTTTCATATCATTAATAAAATCTTCTATGTATTTATAATATCCTTGAAAAGCATCTTTAACTACATTTAAATCATTAATTTTAGTAGCTGATACATCAATACCTTCTGATGTTGTAGATGGTTCTCTACTTGGACTATAAAATAAACCAGTACTATTTTCTTGTACCTTACCTACTAATTCTCTTGCCC